AACGTGTTTCCCTTCAACGTGAAAAAGACCCAGCCACCACCACCGCCGGCGACGCTGACACCAACGCAGCCGGTTGACTATAACGAATAGCAGGTTTTAGCAAAGGACTGAGCGCAGATGCTTATCGGCACAAAGTACAACTGGCGTGATGCCATTTTCTTTGAGACGGAGTCAGGCGGCGGAGCCGTGACTGACAACGCCAGCGACACAGCAGCGGCAACAGGTGTGACACCGACAGCCGCGGAGCTAGTCGCAGAGTTAGAGCGAACCAAAGCCGCATTGAAGGCTGCCAACAGCGAGGCGCAACAACGCCGCCTCAAGCTGGACGCCATCGAAAAAGCGGACAAAGAACGCGAAGAGAAGGAGTTGAGCGAGGCACAAAAGGCGAACAAGCGGATGCAAGAGGCAGAGGATGCTTACAAGGCACTCGAAGCTAAGCACCGTACATCGGCAATCAACAGTGCCGTAAAAGTAGCCGCGATGGCTGCGGGCTTTGCTGATTCAGATGACGCCGTGAAACTAGCCGACCTTTCTGGTGTGCAAGTTGGGGACGACGAAGTAGTGGTGGGTGCCAAAGAAGCAGTTGCGAAACTTGCTACAGCCAAGCCGCACCTACTCGCGCCGACACGTCTCAACGCACCAAACATCAACGCCACAGGTGGTGGCGCACCTCGCTCGCTGACGGTCGAAGACCTGAAGCAACAGCGGCGAGACACGGACACGATTTATCAACCATTTTAGAGGTGAGACATGGCTTTAATCACACGGGCCACAACTGCCAGCATGGATGCGTCTACTGGTATGTTTGCGCCGCAAATCACGGGGCTTGTCGCCGGAGAAGTGCTTGACGTAGCGTCCCCTTGCTACATCAAGACCAGCGACGGCAAAGTTTATATGTCAAACGCCACCGGCGCCAACGAAGCCGCCGAGGTAGCGGGCTTCAATGCGCGTGCTGTCGCCGCGGCAGACCAGCCGGTGACGCTCTTCGGAGTCGGCGCGCGTTTTAGCTATGGTACTAGCCTCACAATAGGCAATATCCTGTATGTTGGTGCCACGGCGGGCCGGCTGGATACAGGCTCGACTACGGGCGACGCCTTTGGCATTGCACAAGTCATCACTGCCACAGATATTGTTATCCTTAACTGTATGCCGCGCTTGACCAGTGCCACAGTGGGCGCCAACACCATCACGACCACCGAACTGGCTGATGATGCGGTTGCCACGGCCAATATCTTGGACGCCAACGTGACGGCGGCCAAGCTCGAAGTAGGAGCGGCAACCGACGGTATTACCGGGTTACAAGTGCAATTCGCAGCCAATGTCAACGTGATTGGCGCAGTTCCGGTACTGCACCGGGTGACTGTCGCCGATGGAGCTACAGCCGATGTCGATGTGGTACTGACTCACAAAACACTAATCATTGATGTTTGGTTGGTCAAGACTGCGGCGGCGGGTGGCGCGAGCGATACTATCACCGTCAAAAACAGTGCCACGGCGATTACCGACGCCATTGATATCAACGTGGCAGATAAGGTCGTCAAGCGCGCCGGCACGATCGACGATGCACAGAACGCTATTGCTGCCGCCGGAACATTGCGCGTCACGCGAACGAAGGCATCCGCAAATAACGTCGCCTGTGAAGTTTATGTACTCGGTCTCCGGGTGGCATAGGGAGATAACATAATATGACAACTGGAACACATGATATTAGTACCCTTCTGGCTTCACGCGATACAAGCGCAGCCGAGTTTGGGCTGAACAATATTCTGCCTATCATCAACGGGGAACTAGCGCGCCACAATGCCATTGTGACGACGCTCGTCAACGATTTGGCAACATTCACCACCGACCGCCAGCGAAAATACGGGATTTCCGTCGCGGGCGATATGCACGAAGTGGACGAGTACGGGCGCGCACCAACTCAAGTGTCAAAGCCTGGGGCAACGGTGGGTTTCCCACTAAAAATGTTCCAATACGCGCTTGGCTGGACACGCAAATGGTTTGAACTGCATACGCCTGCGGATATGGTGATTGCGGTTCAAGGCGGCGAGCGTGCTCATTTACGCATGTATTCGCGAGAAATCAAGCGCGCGTTCCTGCTTTCCGGTAATTACACCTGGGACGATTTCCTGGTGGATGGCGTAGACCTGGCTGTCAAACGCTTGGTAAATGCTGACAGCGCAGCTATTCCTGAAGGGCCAAACGGCGAAACGTTCACCGCATCCACGCACACGCACTATGTGGGCGAGGCATCGTTACTCGCGTCCTTTGTCACCGCAGAGATTTCCAACGTGCTTGAGCATGGGCATGGCAACGCCATCAGGATTGCCATTTCCGCTACAGACGAAGCAGCGTTCCGTGCCTTGACAGGCTTCGTGGCCTACACAGACCCGCGTTTGACTATGTCAACCGCAGCCGACTCACTTTCGACACGGCTCGATATTACGCGCGCCAACAACCGAGCCATCGGTATCTTCGGGGCCGCTGAAGTGTGGGTCAAGTCGTGGATGCCTGCCAGTTACTTGTTCTTCTGGGACGCAGGCAGTGACAAGCCGCTTGTGATTCGCCAACGAACTAGCACATCGATGCAAGGCTTGCGTATCGCTGGCGCGCTTGACGCCTTCCCGCTCTATGCTGAATACATGGAATCAGAGTTCGGCGTAGGTGTGAATACGCGCACCAATGGTTCAGTGCTTTACACTGGAAATGCCACATATTCTGACCCTACGGTGACTAGCTGAGTATAATATAGTTCCGTTATGACAATTTAGTTCACATAACACAAACGATGCAACGCGAGTTGCTTGCATAGAATAGGAATAGATCATGGCAGAAACCGCAGAAGGCGGAGTCTATAGAAACGCATCAGGCGTCGGGTATCACGATGCCAACGGCAAGCCCGTTGAGGCGGGCAAGGTCAGCGAGGCAAAAGAGATGCAGCGCAAAGAGTCGCAAACCAAAATGGCGACCTTGACACCGATTCCTTCGCAGTCCAGCGAGGCATTGGCTGCCGCCATGCGTAGTTTGCTTGTGCCGCAACAGCCAACAAGCGCGCCTAATACCAACAATGCGCCTGAAACCAACGCGGACACAGGCGACTTGACGCCTGAAACCGAACGGCGTGCGCGTAATCGACAGGGTTAATCATGTACGGCGACCTGGATGGCGTGAGCGCACTACTGCCGAGCATTGGCGAATACTCGTCTACCTCGACACCGACTGAGGCGCAGGTCTATACATGGCTAGATGAGGCCAGCGCACTGATTAATGGTGCGCTGGCTGGTGCTGGCTATAGCATTACCGTTGCTGGAGATGCCTTGATTCTGCCTGTTCTAAGCGGCATGACGCAGCTCTATGCCGCGGCGAATGTGTTGCAGGCACGCGGCTTGGATAGCACCAGCGGCGGCGACGAAAACAAGAGTGAGCTAATGTTTAGACGCTTCTACGCTCAACTCAAGTTATTCGGCGGTGGCAACCTGGACTTGCTCGGCGTGACCGTGTTGGCTTCGGTGGCGAGTGCCAATAGCCGTCGTATGCGCACGCGACAAACGCGGCGCATTGATGGCTACAGCGCGACCTACGAAGGCAGCGCGACAGCTTATGAGTATCCAAGCGAATGACATCCGTTACCGACGTTGCAACCCAACTCAAAGCGATTCTTGCCGTGCTTGCCGATGTGGACGAAAGCAGCCTGAGCAGCTATACGCCTGCCATCAAGACGCAAAAGATTGCGCTGCTGATTGTGCCGTTTGAACAAAGCGGCATGATGAGCTACGCCGGAACAGGCAAGCATAGCCTTGTTCACGCTCATCGCATCTCTTGCGAGTTTTGGGTAAAAGTCGATACGGGAAACGTAGCGGTAGCCGTAGAGCGCGGGCGCGACATCTGCTTGTCGGCCATGCGCCTTATTGCCGCCAACCCCACGCTCAACGGCTCGGTGCTGCAAGTCGGCTCATCGCTGTTGGGTAATCAAGGGCGCATCGGGGAGTACAACATTCTTCCTCGCTATGAAGAACGGGGACAAATCCCCTATATCATCGCCCGGCTTTTTGTGCCTGTTGAACTTAGAGAGACAGCCGCCTGGTAGCAGGCGCAGGAGATAAGCAATGGCTTCAACAAACGAACGCGCGAGCGTATTTCAAACTGTAAAGATTGCCGTTGAAACGACAGCGGGGACACCGCCTAGTAGCGGCTACAAGAAGCTAACCGCGCTCGGCTTTAGTCCCACCATCAACGCAACCGTTCAATCATTCCGTCCTGCTGGGCAGAAGTATACGACTGTCACCGCGTTGAATCGCGAAGATACAACTTGGTCATTGGACGGCTTGCCGACTTACACCGAGATTGTCTACCCGCTCAGTAGCGTGTTGACGGAGGCGTTAATTACGGCTGCGGGTGGCACAACTAGCGCGGCGGCGGGTAGCCGTGTGATGGGCGCAGACGGCACGCATTGGTTCTTCAAGCCGAGTGCGGTGGATGCAGACGCGCCAGTATCATTCACCGCTTACAAAGGTGGTATTACCGCAGCCGAGCGTGCGTCGTTCCTGCGCGTGGGTGATTTAACCATCACCTACAATCGCAGCGATTCCAGCTTGAGCGGCTCGGCTATGTCGCGCCAGTTGGAAATAGATCAGGCCATGCCGGGCAATGAAGTGCAGCAAATCGCGGTCAACGCCACGGGTGGCACTTATACCGTTAGCTACGCCGGGCAGACTACCAGCGCGATTGCTTACAACGCAAGCGCGGCTACCCTTCTCGCGGCACTTGAGGCTCTTAGCAACATTCCGAACGGTTCGCTGCGTGTGACGCAGACTGTCGCGGTGAGCCCTGCCTTTACCTACACAATCGAGTTCGGCGGCTCATTGGGCGAAACCAACGTTGCTGCGGTGACAACGGGTGTGGGCAGCTTGACGGGTGGCACGGCTGCCGCGGTTGTCACGACCCCGACCGCGGGCGCAGCCGTTAGCTCGATTGCGCTTGTGCCGATTCTGCCTACACAGGTCAGTATCTATGCCTTTGCCACTGCGCCTGCGAGTATTAGCGATACGACAAACGAGACAAGCACCTACCGTCTCAGCGACGTGATGGAAGCGGTGTGGACAGTCAGTTCACGCTATGGAGCGTACTACACGCTAGACGCTTCACAGTCCAGCTTTGGCGCGATGGTGGAAACGCCGCCCACCATGCAACTCACCACGAAAATGCAAGCCAATACCGAAGGCTTGGCTTATCTGACCACGCTTCGCAATGGCGGCACGGTCTACTTCCGCATCAAAGCGGTGGGCGCAACCATCTCAAGCGCAGAAGAATACGAGTACGTAATGGACTTTGCGGGCAAGGTAAGCGCAGCCAGCGAACTCGCCGACAGCGATGGTGTTTACGCCGTGACCTGGACATGGGACGCCGTGCCGACTTTGACGGGTGGCGGGCCTTTGGAAATTGCCGTTGTCAACAATGTTACCGCTTTGTAAGGAGAAATTATGCCAGTTGAACTAAGCGACCTGCTTGGCAATGAGCGATGGGTTGAAGTACAGGTAGCAGGCGGCACGTTTAATATTGCCTATCGCCCAGAATCCACGAGTTTGTATCGGCAAGCTGAATTAAACAAGAGAATGCGCTTGCTCCAAGCGCAGACGGATGCCGATGAATTGGAGCAAACAGACGAGATAGGCACCATCTTCTGCGAGGTGGTTAGCAACTGGGACTTAACTGACGGTGGACGGCCCTTGCCCCTCACGCCTCAGGTGGCAACGCGCGGTATTCCTGGCCCGTGGTTCAACGCCATCATGGAGGCAATTTCCAATGACCGTGATGCGAGTCAGGAGGAAAAAAAAGTGTCGAGCGTTCGCTCCGCCGCTGGCTTTCCACGGGAGGCCAGACCGGAGAATGTCCAGAATGGTATCCCGCAATCCGAGCGGCACGGTACCTGGGCGTAGCTCCGTGGGATTTACTGGAACAGCCGTCAGTATGGACGGATTGGGCCTTAGCTTCTCAGAACGCCGAGGCGGGCGCGCAACAGACGGAGACGCCACGTGCCTGATGTAAATATCCTGATTAACGCGCAGGACAAAGCCACAAGCAAAATCAATGACGTTAGCGACGCGGTCAAAAACCTGGGAAGCCAGGGCAAGGGCAATAGTCCACTTGCCATCTTGACGGGAGCTATCGGTACAGGACTAAAAGTCGGAGCGGTGGCAGGCGTCACCGCTTTTGGCGCGCTTGGCGGCGCTGTAGCTGTAACGGGCATTGAATTCGACAACATGAAGCAACAGGCGCAGATTGCCTTCACGACGATGCTAGGCGATGGCGACAAAGCAAAAGTATTTCTAGACGATCTTCAAAAATTTGCCGCTTCAACCCCGTTTGAATTTCCAGAACTCCTACAAGCCTCGCAACGCCTTTTGGCAATGGGCTTCTCCGCCGAGGAAGTCAAACCGACGTTGACAGCCGTTGGCGACGCCGTGGCGGGGCTGGGCGGCGGCGGCGAGATGGTGGGGCGCGTGACCACGGCACTAGGGCAAATGCAAGCCAAAGGTAAGGCCAGCGGTGAGGAAATTATGCAACTTACTGAAGCGGGTATTCCAGCTTGGCAAATGTTGGCGGACGCCATCGGCGTCAGTGTCCCCGAAGCCATGAAAATGGTCACGGCGGGCACGATCAGCTCAGACACCGCCATTAGCGCGCTTGTCGCGGGCATGAACACCAAATTTGGTGGGCTGATGGAAAAGCAGAGCCAGACGTTTGGAGGGCTGTTCTCCACTATCAAAGACACATTTCAGCAAGTTAGCGGCACCGTCATGCAGCCTCTTTTTGAGTTGATGACCAAAGGGCTGTCAAGCATTGTGGAGTGGACGAGCAAACCCGAATTTACTGCGGGTGTGCAAAAGTTTGCCGAAGGCTTGGCGGGTCTGCTGGAAAAGATGATTACCTGGGGGACTGACGTTCTACCAAAGGCCTGGGCAGAAGTTCAGAATTTATACGACCAACTCCAGCCCGTCGTGCAAGCCGTCATTGATTTTGGCGCGGGTATTCTCGAAATTATTCAGCCCATCACAGACGCTATCGGCAAGTTTATTTCCTGGAAAGACATTCTGGCAACTGTCGGTATATTGATTGCCGCTACAGTAATTCCTGCTATTGTTGGTTTTTTAGTTGCCATTGCGCCCGTTGCTTTGGCGGTCGGTGCTATTGTTCTTGCTGTCGCCACGCTCCGCACGGCATGGGAAAACGATTGGGGCGGCATCCAGGAAAAGACAAAAGTCACGCTGGATTACATCAGCGGGCGATTTGGGCCGCTGGTAGAAACGATTAAGGAATTCGGCCCAGATGCGCTCAGGGAGATTGGCGCGTTCGTCACGGGCAACGAAACCAAGTTTACGGCACTCGGCATAATTTGGGACACTACCAAAATGACCTTTGGTCAGTTCTTTGCCGACTTAGGGAACACAGCAAAAACCGCCAGCGCACCGCTCCTAAATTGGTTCGAGACAACATTCCCCGGAGCAACGACCGCGCTTAAGAATGCGTGGGGTGATGTGTATAAACGGTTTGGGGAAATATGGGTAGAAATTCAAAATCTGTTCAACACTGGTTCTGGGAAAGTGGGCAAGACGCTAGACGGCCTAAAAGAGTGGTGGGCGGATCACGGTGATTCGGTCAAGGAAATCGTTGACAACTTCCTCACGCTGGTGGTTACGATCATCGGCACGCAACTCACGCTTATTTCCAATACAATCAAGATGGCCCTGCAAATTCTGAATGGCGACTGGAAGGGGGCATGGGAAACCCTCAAGGACAGCGGAAAGGTTGTCTGGGAAGCCATCAAGACCATTTGGGGACTCTTTGTAGGCAATATAGGTGAAGTGTGGAAGCTGGGACTTGGTGACATTCTGACGAATGCCAAAGAAAAATGGGACGATATTAAGACGGCGATTAGGGATAGAATCGAGGCTATCTTTACGAATGTCAAAGAGAAGTGGGAGTCCATTAAGGCCGCCATTCGTGACCGCGTTGAAGATATTTTAACCAACAACAAAGAGAAGTGGGAGTCCATTAAGGCCGCCATCAAAGACAGGATTGAGGCTATCTTTACGAATATCAAAGAGAAATGGGAAGCCATTAAAACAGCCATTCGTGACCGCGTTGAAGATATTTTAACCAACAACAAAGAGAAATGGGAAGAAATCAAGACAGCGATTGCCACCAAGATCGCATCTATCGTGACCGACGTTACCACAAAGTGGGAGTCAATCAAAACGGTCATCACGACAAAGGTTGGCGAAATCGCCACAGCCGTATCTACTAAGTGGGACGAAATCAAGACAGCAATCAGCACCAAGATGGGCGAAATGGTGACGAGCGTCACCACCAAAGTTGGCGAGATTCTTACCGCCATGACTTCGCCCTTTACCGGCATCTATGAAAAATTCAAAGAGTTTGGCACAGGGGCCGCACAAGGGCTCATAGATGGCATTGGCGGCATGATCGGCGCGGCGCAGGACAAAGTTACGGAACTCGGCAACCTAGCGGCGCAGGCACTTGGCATAAGCCTCGAATCGCAATCTCCATCGCGCCGCTTCCACCGTTATGGCTCCTGGGCCGGTGAAGGCTTTGTGAATGGTATAAACGGTTGGATTACGAAGGCTCGCGAAAAGGCTGCGGAGATAGCAACCGTGGCCGCGCAAGCAGCGCAAACCGTCATGGGCATGGTATCACCGCCCATACAAAGTGCCATGCAAAGCGTATCAAACTTGATCTTGCCCAACACGCCAATATCACAAGGTCAGTCAGCACAGACTCCTGTCGTGGATGCACTCAGTAAATATTTATCGTTCACGCGCTCAAGTGGCGATTGGGCCAACGATTTTCTTACCCACTTGCCCGCCATGCTCAAAGACCCACTCAAAAATTATTTTGAATTTGCAGACCGCACAGGTGACGCCAAAAATGATTGGCTTACCCATCTACCCACGCAAATACGCAATGTAGTCAGGGAGATAGGTCAAGAAATTGCAACCAATCAAAAAGGTGGCTTTAACGTCTATGTGCAAAGCACAGGTGACGCTGTGAAAGATATTCGCAACGCCGTCGAACTATATGCGCTCACCTATGGCGCGGCTTAGACGCTGATCGATAAATCGACATCTATTGCATAGCCATCGCAGGCTGCGCGCGTTAATGTAAGGAGATTTCACTATGTCAAAAGGCAATACTTTTGAAAACGACCTCTTGCTTCTGATTTTCAATGGCACGGCGATAGCAAACGTTGCCGACAATGCGTCGTCGGGGCCGCTGACGAATCTCTATGTTTCGCTGCACACCGCAGACGTAGGAGAGGCGGGTACCCAAACGACCAACGAAGCGACCTACACCAGCTATGCACGCGTGGCCGTGGCGCGCAGTGGCGTGGGTTGGACAGTGGCAACAAATACCGTTACCAACGCGGCGGCTGTCGTCTTTCCCGCTTGCACCGGCGGCAGTAACACCATCACCCACTTTGCGATTGGCACCGCATTGAGCGGCACAGGCAAAGTGCTTTACAAGGGCGCGCTTGCCGTGTCGCTGGCTGTTTCGGTAGACATTCAGCCGCGCTTTGTTTCTGGAGATATTGACGGCACTGAGGATTAGGCATGTCCACGCTTACACTACAGCCAGACGCAACGGCAGGTGTTGATACCTTCATACGCTCCACTGGCGGCACGTCCAATTTCGGCGTAGCCACAACGATGGAGGCGGGGGTCAACACAGGCACGGGCGCAACGTCAAAGAGCCTGATTCAGTTCGACCTTTCCGCGCTTCCGAGTACCGCCATCATTGTGTCGGCGACATTAACCCTGACATCGGTCTCCGAATTGTCAACCACAGATTTCGACGTGTCGGCGCATCGCAGTTTGGTTGCCTGGTTTGAGGGTCTACAGACGGCTGGAGCGCCCACTGGGGGTCAAGACGGCAGCACGTGGAATCTTCGCAATGCCAACGGCTCGCTGGCTTGGGCTGGTGGGGCTGGCGGTGCATCAGGCTCGGATTATGTGGCAACGGCAACCGCCACAACGCTGATCACAGAAGCCACGCCAGACACAGCCTACGACTGGAATGTGGCCGCCGATGTCCAGAATTTTGTTAATGGAACGTACACGAATCTAGGCTGGTGGATGCTGGGCGTGGCAGGCACGGACACGCGCAAAACATTTCACTCGTCCGACAGTACCACCGCCCTGTCGCGACCACAGATAGTGGTCGTGTATGAAGATCACATTGCGGGAACATTCGCGGGTGTCGCCGCCTTTAGCGGCGCGCTGACAAGCACTACCATATCAGGTGAATTCGCGGGTGTCGCCGCCTTTAGCGGCGCGATGAAGGCAGACGGATTCATGGCGGGCGCGTTCGCGGGTGTTGCCGCGCTAACTGGCTTGATGCCTGTGCAGGAAATGGCGGGCAGCTTTGCAGGCGTCGCGGCGTTTACCGGCGGGGGGCGTGCGGTCTTACTGCCCCGAGTGCCGATCTGGAAAGCGATTGTAGCAGGCGTCGAATACTCTCTGAGCGGCGGCAATCCCTTTCACCGCTTGCAAACTACCGGCATAGGCATCGCCAACATTCGTAATATCAAGCAACGTGGCCCTTACCAGGACGGCTCGACACGCCGCGACTTTCGTCTTGACGAAAGATTTATGAATCTCGTTTTCCTGTTGCAGGGGGCCACACGCGCGCAAGCGGATACCTACCGCGACGCGCTCATTGAAATTTTCAAGCCGTTAACAAATACACCTTGCCAAATCAATGTCACGCGTGACGATGGCGTCATCAAGCAAATTGACGCCTATGCAGTGGGTGTACTGGATTTCCCAGAAACAGAAAGCGAACGCTTCGCAGCAACGCAGCGCGTCGCCGTGCAGTTGGAGGCACCCAACCCGATATGGTACGGGCCTGAGCTTCAAAACTTGGGTTTTACAAGTGTTTTGGGCGGCACCGCAGGCTTTAAGATTCCGATCATGATTCCGTGGGCGCAGCAAGTTGGCGAGTATATCAACGTTACAGAGTCTTTTTACTACGAGGGCAACTGGAAAGAATACCCGGTGATCGTCATCACCGGCCCTGCGATTGACGCCAAGATTACCAACTTGACTACCAACGAAAAGATTGACTTTACCGGATACACCATTGCGGCGGGCGACACACGCACCGTCGATCTTAGGTTTGGCACAAAGACAGTTAAAAACGCGGCGGGTGTCCTCAAGAATAGTGAATTGACCGCCGACAGCAATCTGGGTACGTTTCATCTAGCGCCAAGCCCAGAGGCATCGGGCGGCATCAACGACATTCAGGTTGAGATACTGAGCGGAGGCACAACCGCAACACGGGTCTCACTTCAGTACTACAATCGGTACATTCATTTGTAAGTAAAGCGAGGGGGTGTAATTTGGCGGAAAATTCTATTGGATGGACTACAAACGGGGTTGGGGATGGCATTAACTCTGGCTATACGATGGCGCAATTTACCGAATGGCAGCGCATGTTGTTCGCCGGTTTTACGGGTGCTGACCTTAGTGGCGTCTCGCCGGACTACCTCAATGAGATTGCCGTAACTGGAACAAGTTCACCTGTGGCCGTCAATACGGGCGGTGCGCTCGCCTACGGTTTCCCTTATTTCAACACAGCCTCGGTCAACGTCGTTGTGCCAACGCCCAGCACATTAACGCGCATTGACCGCATTGTTTTGGAAGTGAATTGGACGGCGCAGACGGCACGTATTGCGCGCGTGGCGGGGAGCGAGGGCGGCGTTGCAGCCGTCATTACCCAGACCGCGGGCACGACTTGGCACGTAAAATTAGCCCAGGCCAGCATCACGACCGGTGGTGTCATCACCGTTACGGATGAGCGCGAGTGGCTAACTACTGTCGGCGATGGATCAATTGTCACAGAAAAGTTGGCAACCAATGCTGTGACTACGGCGAAAATCACAGACAACAACATTACATTGGCAAAAATGGCAGACAATAGCGTGGGCACGGCTGAACTGGTTGACCTCAACGTGACCACTACAAAAATCGCCAATAGTAACGTGACGCTGGCTAAGTTGGCATCCGACGTAAAAATCGGGCCTACTGTGATGTATATCCCGATTGTTGCATACAATGCCAATCCGGGGGCGGGCGGCGGAATCAACGTCACTTCTGCGTCTTATGTCGAATTGTATCCCCAGATCGAGATAACAAAGGAACACTTTCCGTCAACATGCACAATGAAACTTGTTGCTCTCATTACTGCTGGCACTACGAATCTAAAGTCTATTGATTTGTACAACAAAACAACAAGCGCGACGGTGACTGGCAGTGAAGTAACGTCGTCGTCTTCTACGGCAATTCAACAACTTAAGTCTGGGGACATTCGTGCCAATCTAACCGCGGGGGCCAATCGCTATACCGCACGCATGAAAAAGGCATCTGGCAATTTTTCTATTCATGCCATTTATTTGCTGGTCGAATGGTAAACTATGGCTGTTGAGTACGAGATTAGCGTCATGGATCGCACGGGAGCCGAGCAATACCGGCTCACAGGAAGCGCAGAGCAAGACACTACCGCCCGCAATAATGGCGGTTATTTGTCTTTGGAGTACACCAAAGACATTAACGCGCCAGGTCTGTTGACCTTTGACGTAGATGCAGGTCATGATGTCATTGGAAACATTGAATTGGATTGGCAGATAGAAGTATTGCGCCGCGACTTGGCAGAGGGTATCGGCTGGTATGTGGACTTTGGCGGCTTGTGGCGGGCGCAACGGCGACAGACTGACCGCGAGGGACGTCGTACCTGGCGCGGCTTTTGTCCCGGCTATTTGCATTTCTTGACGCGCAGCAGCATACTTTATCCCGCTGACACGACGAACCGTGATTCGTTTAGTAACGGCAAAGCTGAGACGATTTCTAAATTTCTTGTCACCTATAACGCAACCGTCGCAGGGACGACAGCGGATGGTCGAGACCGAGCCGTTGACAGTTGGGGCGCAAACATTTCCATACAGGCAGACGCTTTGTCGGGCAACTCATTTGACTACAAATGTTCGCGTATGAATTTGTTGCGCGCCTTGCAAGAAGTGGCGTTGCTCGGCGGTGGGGACTTTGACCTAATTAGGACAGCCGCGCAAGCCTGGGAGTTTCGTTGGTATGCTGGGCAGCGCGGCACTGACCGCCGCACCACGCTCGTTTTTTCTCTGTTGTATGGAAACATGGAAAATCCAGACCTGTATGAGAATTATATTGATTACCCCACCGTGGCCGTTGTTGCCGGGCAAGGCGTTGAATACGCACGTCAAATCGAAATCCGTACAGCGAGTGACCATAACAGCCTTTATCGCAGTAGTGAGGCGTATGTGGACGCCCGCAGTTACTCTACTGTCGCGGGACTGCAAGCGCACGGTGATCTGTGGCTCGCTGAACAGCGGCAAAACCGTGTTCAGCTAAACTTTGACCCGGTGCAGACTGAGGCCTACAACTATGGGCTACAATATTTTCATGGCGACATTTTTACCGCACGCTA